TATTTTGGGGGGTGGGGGTCGTCCTATAGGGCGGAAAACTTTACATATGCCATACCTATCAGGTATAACATAATCATGCGATGCAATAGTGCAACGCTTAACAAGAAAGGTGATCACATGATCGAACGCATTAGAACTCTATGGTTATGGTTAACTTGCTACATGGTCTGTATCGAGTGGCGTACAGTAAAGCAAGTCAAATTCTTTAAGGATGAAGATGAAGCACTCGAGTGGTCTAGGTTGTATCCGTACGATGCACGGGTGATGATAGGTAAGCGTGGCAGACTGATGACTGCTCGTTGGTAACACGGTAAGAGGGCTGCCGCTCAGCCCTCATCTTATTAGAAAGGTAACGCTATGAAACAGTTAGACTTATTCCCAAACACTAAGCTTGAGTTCGTTCTCTCAATGCCCGCCTCTCAGTTAATCTTAATGAAAGGCACTGATCCTAATATGTACTACACGCTGAGAGAGATCAGGCATGAAGCGCGAAAGCTACAGCGCGAGGTCGACTACTACCAACACAAGTTAGTCACCGCAAGATCAAACCTACAACGCTTAATGGATTAACTCGGGGAGCTTCGGCTCCCTTTTATTTCGCCTGTTGATACCAGTTTCTGTCGTCGCGGGCGGGCTGGCGCGAGTGCGCGTGGCTTAATTAACGATTCAGCTATACCTGAAACCTTGATTTATAGTCTTGTTATCAGGTATAACTTAATTACCGGATGCAATACCGCACCGGTTAATTTTTATAAGGATAGTCAAAATGACTAAAGCAAAAAACCTAGCAGTATCCAATGACGTTAACTATAAATCACTACGTGATCTTGGTTATTCAGTAGCTAAAAAATCAGATGCCGTAAAGCTCGACGGCAAATTCGCAGTCGAGCATATTGCCGGTTTTCCTGAAACAATCTTGCCGGAAGCCCGCTTAGAATTGAATGAGGGTTTCAGACTGCGGGCTAGTGAATTGCCTAAGTATCAGCCGGTAGAGTACGGCGTTATTGACGGTAACTATATTCCGGTGTCGCAATTATCCGGCGATTTACCAAAAGAGCGCTATACAGTAAGCGTAGCAAGTGCCTTCAGTTACACTCAGCAGCAGTTCGGTGCGATGAAAAACGAAAACCCGCAGCTATACGCTATTGTTCAAGATTTACGCAGTCGGGTGAATAAATACTCATCTGGTTGTTTAGCAGACTTATCAGCCGCAGCTAGAAAGTATCTCAAGGAATTAAATCCTGAGACAAAAACGAGGGCGGCAACGCTTGCCTTCGTTGACTACGTAGAGAAAACCCTCAGCGATATGCAGACAAGATGCAAGACCGCAGTATCCAGAGGGAATGACGATACCGCAGATTTAGCAAAATTGAATGATGCGATTATCGCCTTCAAAGTGAAATATATGAAATAAGTAACTCTTAGCCCATGCCGGTTTTCCGGTGTGGGCTTTTTTTCGTCCCGAGCTTTTGAAACCAGTTCTTGTTCTCGCGCGCGGGCGAGCGCAAGCGCCACGCCTAATTAACACTTCAGCCAAGCCTGAACGCTTAGTTAATCTAGCCACATCATTTAATTTTTTCTTAAATGAAGTGTTGTTCTGGTTTTTGTGCCGTCTGTTCTGGTTTGTGCCGAGTAGCCGGAACAACTTTGCTAGGCGGGTGTTATGATCCACTGCGTGTTCCGATTTTCCGGTGATCCACGAGGTAGTATGGTCAGAAACGTGTGATTTTCGCAGAGCGTTCGAACGGCTCGGCAAGTGCAAAAAAACACTCGTGGGGGGTATATACCTTTTTCAAACCAGAACAGAACACACTATTTATATATATATTTTTATAATAATTATTATTAATAGTCTAGTGTTTATGCGGCTTTTCAGCCATCCTAGTCTAAAAAGTTATTGTTCTGGTAACGTAAAAAATCCAGAACACAGATCATAAAACACAGTGGAACGTAATAGATTTTCCCCTATTTTGTTCCGGCAAGGCTAACCCCGCCGGAACAGCCCCACCTATATGTCAACACACAAGACTAATGTACAGTGCGACCCGCTCTGCCTTGTAGTAATTAACTTCTTGCTCTTGCCGTACAACCTCTTGTTCGCATCACTCACCCTACCTCTAACCGTATTGTATTTGTACTGAACATCCTCCACCTCAATCATCGTACCCACTTCCATATCTAACAGCGTCTGCATAAATACATCACGAGACACCTCACGCTTCTTAATCTTATTGAGTAAATGCTCAGGGATTAAAACAGCTTTCATAATATTCTCCATGTAATAGATCAATCGGAACAACAAAACAATGGTAACACAAGATCATGTAAAAAAGAAGAATATCTCCCTTGATCTATATGTAAAGTTATGGTATAATAATAATGTCGTGAGGCGCAACATCTAAGCAGCACGTCATCAGCAAGAATTTAATTTAACGATTCAGCTAACCCTGAACACTAAGATAAGGAAGGTGCAACATCATGGCAAAACTAAAAGAACATATCATCAAGCAAGAAGAGCATAGGCAGTTAGTGCTAGAAAAAATCAACCTGTCTATCGCAGAACTAAACGAAATAAACCGTGCGGTAAACAAACAAAAGCATAAATGGACAGAGAACATGCCAGACCTAGAAGGCAAAGCGTTGGCTGATGCAGAAAAGCAGTTCGACTACGACTCGTGGTTGGGTGAGCATGGGATAGGAGAATAATTATGAACGGAGAGAATAAATCATGAGAGAGACTGTGAAACTTCTGTTCTACGCCAACAAGAGCGGCAACGTCAACGCCAAAGGACATCTACCTGCACAGTTGGGATGTGCTGCGATGGTCAAGGTGTGGGTAGAGAGTAACTTAATAGACAAGTTCGACTTGTACAAGATAGCTGATGTGAACATCCACTACATCGAGGGTCGGGGGTACATCATAGAGTTGGAGATGGTTCAGTGGACATTTTGCCAAGAGGGTACACCGTTGCAGGAGTTCAAAGATGCAGCGTTGCAGTTCAGAGAGGACTTTGGTCTGAACAAGGTAAACACACTAAGCACTTGCGACTATGGCATGGAGGTAGTCTCTCTCAGTAGAGACGGTAGGAAATACAACCTGCACCAGTACGGCAACCATATGTATGGGGTAGATGTTAAACACACGATAGAGTTATCGCACGGCGTAATGCAACCATTATCAATAGGCGATTCAGATTGGATAGAGGAGAACAGATATGGGTTATAGATCAAGCGTTGTATGTTTAATGTATGGCAATAACGACATAGGTTGCAACACTATCGTCAAAGAGTTTGTTAGATCACGAGTCGAAGCGTATGCGGGCGAAGCATCGGAGCATGTAAGAAATGCGTTTAACTACGATGGGTGGGGTGTCAAGTTCGAGTGCCAAGATTGGAAGTGGTACGACAGCTACCCAGACATTCAGTTCTTAGAACGGTTATTCGACGAGTTCGAAGAGTTATTAATTGGCAATCAAGATACAGCCTATGCGTTGGAGTATGTGCGAATCGGTGAGGACATCGAGGACATTGATCAGCGTTTTCGTGGGGCAATCGAAGGCAGACTAAATGTAGATCGTGTCATTTATGTAGATGGAGATCACTCATGAGACCTTGTTTAATTTGTTACGACAACGAAGTCCCAGCCGAGCGGTGGGCTATCGGATACAAGACTTGTATGCCATGCGGGGAGAAGGCAGCGAAGAAAGTAGTCCGCACAGTAGTGCCAATGCACAAGAGCAATTATGTTTTATTAACCGATGTGTCTGACTTGAAGGGCATCAACAACAAGGGAGGGTTAGTTAAATGATAGAGCCAACCACGCCAAGAGGTAAGGCAATGAAGAAAGCATGGGATGAGTACGAGCCTGAGTTTATGTATGACATGGACGGCGATCTACATAAGAACGAGGACACGCTATATCACCTTGACGATGTACACGAAACTTTTGTAGATGGTTTTATAGCGGGGATTAAATATGCTTCCGACAGATTACTGCAAGAAGCAGAGCAACACTTAATGGAGGATGAAAATGAAACCAATGAAACTTAAACCACGTACAGCGTCGCCTAAGAAACCAACACCTAACAGATACCCAGACAAGCGGGAGATATGGGATGGTGGACATGAGTTGTTCAACCGTATGCTTGATGAGTTTCATATACATCGGGTGGATGACGAAGAGAAGGACAAGGTGCGGGGCAGCCTCGACAAATTAGCGATTCAGCGGAGGGTGAAGTGGTAACTAAAGGAGTCATGGTAAATAACAAACAGTCGTATAAGAAAGTAATACGTGACGTTAAGCGTATCTTGCGTAAGCAAAAGGGTACAACGTGGGAGCGTGAGTATTTGTTCGCACATATTAATAAGACGAAAGGGAGATTGGGATGGCGTTAAATATATTTGAACCTGTAGAGGTGAGACCGTTCGAGCGCATCGAGGGTGTGCAAAAGATATACCGATTCAAGAACGCAGTTGGTGCGAGTGTCATCAAAGGTACTCATACCTATGGCGGCGAGGATGGTATGTGGGAAGTAGCACCTGTTTACTTTGTCGGAGCGTCGGACTATGAGTTCGAGTTGTTCTATCCAAAGGAAGCGTGCCCCGATGGGGACGTGATCGGGTGGTGTACTGACGATGACGTAGAAGAAAAACTAGCGATACTCAACAGTCTAACGCACGAGCAAATCAAGGAAGCGATTGGCAACCCGCCATTTGCAATAGTTTGTAGCGAAGAGAAGGAATACTTTGACCGGTCGAGCGCACATAAAACGCAAACGATATGGGAAAGTGACATGGACAGAGACTTACACAAGGAGACATGACATGGAAAACTTTTACGAGATAGCAACCATAGTCTTAGGTTGTTGGGTAATAGTGTTGCACAAGGCTAAGAATAAACACAGACGAATGGTGTTCAAGCTGACTGTCTGTATTGACAACATCGCACATCGTAAGTGGGAAGCGTTCAAGACCGATGAGGGTTTTCAAGTTGTCGATTCAGCCGATGGTGAAGTGATGTTGGGAGTGCGTGATGCTGACAAAGCAAGAGCTAAGTAACTGGCATCTATTCTTAGGCGTAGTGGTGGCTGTGTTTTTAATGGTATCAGGCGCAGTCATCGCTCATTTAATAATTTACGGAGAAATAACGAAATGGATAATCAAGACCCTGATTTTGTCGTGTACTTAGCGTGTGCGTTCGTGCTTGGATTCATCGTCGCTATGGGAATCTTTATGCGAGCCGGATGTTAAAAAGTTGAGTAAACCCCTTGATCAATATGTCAAGTTATAGTATAATTATAGTTAGTGGACAGAGCAACATGATGTCCCAGCGTATTTAACGATTCACCATCATCTGAAAGGATATTTAATCATGTTAGAAAAACCTAAGCACATCACGTCGTTAGCAACGGCAGGTCTATTAGTATCAGTCGAGGTCAACGTATGGTCAGCAACCAAGCAAGACCGAGCCATCAGCAATGAGGTTACTACCGCAAAGAAAGCTGATCAGAGCGCAGGTCGATTCGTTAAGAATCTATTGGCGAACAACATCGACCACAAGAATCTATTGAACTATCGTCAGACAGTTTATAACTGGATGCAGCGCATGACGTATTCATGGAACAAGTCGCAGGATTATCTACCCCACGTTAGCTTGCCGAAGTTCATGCAAGAGTTTCATGATCATGAGGTCGAGTTCAATAAGTTGTTGGATACATTCTGCAATAACTATGCGACAACGGTATCGAACATGGCGTTCGCTCAGGGTCAGATGTTTAACCGCAACGACTATCCCGATGTGGCAGAAGTTCGCAGCAAGTTCGGCATCACACTATATACAAGCGAAATACCACAAGGCGATTATCGTTGTCAGATAGCGCAGGACTTAGCGGCTGATCTAAACAACCATTACAACAAGCAAGCCGAGAGCATTGTACAAACCATATTAAACGACCAAATAGAAAGACTAGTGGAGGTCATGGAAAGCCTAGCCCATTGCTGTGATGTAGATGAGTATCTCGGCAAGGACGGCGAGACCAAGCAGAAGAAGCGCAAGATATACGAGGGGACAGTTGAGAAGGCTAAGGAATACTGTCGTGTGTTTAAAGAGTTTAATCTCACAAACGATGCGAAGTTAGACGCGGCTGTATCGCAGTTGGACTTAGCGTTGCGCGGAGTTAATGCGGACATGCTACGTGAATCAGACGCAGCGCGTTCCGATGTTAAGAGTGGGGTAGAAGATATTCTATCCATGTTTGCACCACGTTAATTAATGATTCACCACAACCTGAAAGGTAATTCAAATGTCAAAAGTAAACTTTAGCGAGACCGTAACAATCGAAGAAGCAGCGAATCTTATCCCTGTTATCTCAGCAACCCTTGAGGGAGATGACTCTCACGTCACACCAATCTTTCTTAGCGAGCCGGGTGTAGGTAAGACCTCGATTCTTAAATTACTCAAACAGAAGATGGGCGACGGTTACGACTACATATATGTGGACTGTCCGTCAAAAGATTATATGGACATAGCGGCGGTCATTCCTAACCACGATAGCAAGGCACTTGATCAGTATGTTGGTGCGTTGTTCAAGATGGATAGCGACAAGCCGAAGGTCATCATGCTTGACGAGTTGTTTAAAGTTCCTAAGTTGATGGGTGTTATCTACACTCGTTTGATGCTTGAGCGTGTAGTTGGTGATCGTGAGTTGCCGTTGGGTTCGATGGTCTTTGGAACAAGTAACAACGGAAGCGATGGTGTAGGGGACTCTGTTCAAGCGCACGTTGGCAATCGTGTGGCACTGATACCGATGGAGAAACCGAACGCATCCAAGTGGAATATCTGGGCGGGTGAGAATGGTGTATCAAATACTATTCGTGCGTTCGTTGCGTTGAATCCTCGTGTCATGGCATCGTACAAAGATGGTGGGCAAGATGATAATCCAATGATCTTTAATCCGACACGACCAAGCCAAGCTGTGTCATTCGCATCACCACGTTCTATCTTTAAGTTGAATCGTGTAGTAGTTAATCGTGACATGATCGGACACAAGGCGGCAGACGTTGCAATCGCAGGTATCGTAGGTCTTGCTACTCAGAAAGCGTTGTCTGTATTTATTGATATGCAAAGTCAGTTGATACCGATTAAGACAATCATAGCCGACCCAGAGAATGTACGTATGCCAGAAGATGTAGCAGCACTGTGCATGATCATGTTCAATGCGATAGATGAGATAACAACAGAGGACGAGTTGTCTCAGTTCATGAAGTTCAGTAACCGCATGAAGAACAGCGAGTTGCAATCTATATTCTTTACCATGTTGATGGGTAACAAAAAGACTGTGAAGTTGGCGTGTAACAACGACACAGTCAAGGCATGGACTAAAGACAATTACAAGTTTGTTTGATTGGAGAATCTAACATGGCATACCTAACAGACGAAGAGCGTTTGAAGAAGCAACACATCGCTCTCATGCGACACAAAGAGACTGCGCTGTATGGCAGCATCATGATGATGGGTGAGAGTGCAATAGCTGACGGTGTACCAACAGCGTACACCGACGGCACTAATAAGAAATACGGTCGTGAGTTCTTTGCTAAACAGAATGACAAGCAAGCTAGATTCTTAGTTATGCACGAGAACCTTCACGTTGCGTTGATGCACATACCACGTCACAAAGACTTGATCAGAGAGGACGCTACATTGGCAAACGTAGCGATGGATATTATTGTCAACAATATTATCGACAACCTTGAGGACAAGAATCTTTGCGAGATGCCGGAAGGTGGAATCTTAGATCATGCGTTCGATGGATGGTCAGTTCGTGAGGTCTATAACGAGTTGAAGAAACAGAATCCTCAGCGACAGAAACCACAAGGCGGCGGAGGATCGGGGTCTGAGTCTAGCGATGGTGATGAGAATAACAATTCAGGTAATGGTGAAGTGATAAACATCAACGACAAGCAAGTCACCGTTCGCAATCAAGATCATCATGACATAGCAGGTGCGCCTAAGACTGCCGAAGAGATGAAGAAGTTGGAAGAGGGTGTCAATCGTGCGTTGCGTGAGGGTGGAATCTTAGCGGGGCGGCTCGGAGCTAATGTTCCTCGTGAGATAAGTGTATCTATAGAGAAGCCGCTCGACTGGAAGGAAGAGTTACGTGAGTTCGTGACAGCATCGGTGCGTGGTCGTGACGAGTTGACATGGCGTAGATTCAATCGAGGTCTATTGGCTAATGACATTCTTGCACCAAGCGTAGAGTCAGAGACAATGACAGAGATCATCGTAGCTATTGATACATCAGGCTCTATCAGTCAAGAGATCATCAGCACATTCGCTATGCAGTTACAGACTATATGCGATAGTTGTAAGCCCGAGACTGTGCGTGTTCTATGGTGGGATACAGACGTGCATGGTGAGCAGGTGTTCGACGGTGACTCGCCTAACGTCAAAGATATTCTTAAACCATTGGGCGGCGGTGGTACGCACGTAAGTTGTGTGTCGAAGTACATCGAGCAGAAGAAGTATAGCCCAGACTGTATCGTTGTCTTTACTGATGGCTACGTTGAATCAGACGTAGCATGGGGAACTGGCGTCGAGACTCTGTGGCTCGTTACGCAAAATCGTAGCTTCAAACCGCCGAAAGGCAAGTTGGTTAAGATCGACAAGATGTAATTAACAATTCACCATAACCTGAAAGGCTAATTAAATGTCTATACAACAAACATACGCACATCCTAGTGCAGACGAATTGATAACTGAGGAATCAATACGAGACAACGAAGCGTTCCCTCTTCTACGAGAGCTTAATCATAAGTATGGGCTAAGAGTTATTAGCCGCACAACCAATTATACAAAGTTGATGCTTGCTGATGAGCAAGGCTTTCCTATTGCGACTATATGGAAAGACAAACATACCGATGCGTATAACATTCGTGCGACTATGGTTGCTAAAGATCGTGGTCGTCATTGGGAAGATAAGTACACATACTATGCTAAGAGAATCTCTCACTTGATGAAGGTCATAGAGAAGGAGGGGTTGTTACCTAATAACAGCGAAGAGTTTATTAATAGAACATTCGGTATGAACATACGAGGTGCAATCATGCGTATATCCGAACCGTATGGCGACATTCGTAAGAGTAGTGGGTACTTTAATGGCGAAGAGATACATACCCTACTCAAGATAGTTTTAAACAATCGAAGCATTGATGAGCTATCAAAAGAATCAATCGCTAAAGTTAAAGATACGTTTGACAAATACGCTCAGGTTGATATTATGAGAGACAAACGTAGAACCGAAATGGCTGAGATATTTACTAAACCTATGAGTGTATTGATGCGTGATGAGATGGGCTTCATGGCGGGTAAGTTAGTGTTAGAGCCTCTATGGGCGAACGACGTTGAAAGCAGTTTAGTATCATCAAGATGTACTATCGCTGAACCATTCAAGCGTATTAAAGATGTTGATGAGTGCGTTGATCTAATACCTACTCTAACGATGCTCAAGGTTTATATGCAAGAGAAGCAAACATCGCAGACATCACATCATGGGGAGAGTGGGTTGTTTACTAACATCGGTGACACTTACATTCCTGAGTTGCGTACTGTGGGGTTCGATGAGCATGGTCGTTGGACACATTCAGGTATCTTAAAATCTAATTGGTTATTCATTCATGATTGATATGAACTTGTCACCTATACGACATCCGAATAGCGATAAACACTATCGAGTGCCAGTACATATAGTCAATGGTAAACATACTATATTCGTGGGAGACAATCATAGGCGACACTTTGATCAAGATACTTTGCCAGATGTACTAAAGCACAAGCTATCAATGATTAACAGTTCACCCTATGGTGAAAGATTATATAAACACGACCCTACTAACATAGATGTGTATATCATGCCCGCTACCATGTATATGAAAGATGAATTTAGTATGATTGGTTGGCGGGCTACCGATGAGATGTACTGTGTTGTATTAACAGAGAAAGAATTAGACGAACTACGAGGAGAAAGTGTATGAAAGTATTTCCACAAGGAACAATAAATTCAGGTGGTATGGACTTACGTGATTACTTTGCGGCTAAGGCTATGCAAGGTATTTTGTCGACAGACCCAGAAGACCAAGACCACGAAGACGGTCCTTTGGCTATAGCAATAGTGTCCTACAAAATAGCAGACGCAATGATGAAAGCAAGAAATGGCGACACCGGAGAGTAAAGTAAAGAAGAAGGGCAGGATTATATTAGACCAGATGGGGGCGTATCACTTTCCCCCGTTCTCTGGTGGATATGGTCGTGCAGGTGTACCCGATGACGTATGTTGTTATAGAGGTTACTTCATCGGGATTGAGTATAAGGCGAACGGCGGTAAGCCAACCGCTCTTCAGCTAAGAGAGTTGCAGTTGATAAGAGAGAGCGGCGGTGTTGCGCTCATAATAGACGAAACAAATGTCGAGAACCTTATGGAGTTAATACATGACGAAATACAAAATATCGAAAGGTCGGGCAGTTCCTGATGTAGAGCACTACCGTAGTATCAACCCCTATGACAATTTTAAATGGACGGCGGGGTCAGATGTTCAGAAGGTTTGGCGTAAGTATGGATGGACACCGCCTACTGAGTATCGCAACGATTATCTTTTTAAACTAAACAGAGAGGCTAATAATGGCTAAATACGAACGTAAAGATTCAGTCGCACACAAGGTGCGTACTTTCATGAAGAAAAATCCTAATATGTCACCGAAGTTAGTAGCGGAGTCGTTAGGTACTAATATCGACATAGTGTATTACGCACGTAAGAGTATGCGTAAGAAAGCTGTGAAGAAAACAAAGCCGGTGCAGTTGACTTTGCCGATGTTCAATGTAATTAAAAAACAATTACACCAAAAAATACGTTTGCAAGGTACGGTCGATAGAAATCCAGAAGTTGATATGGTTAATTCCCCGCCACACTATACGGCAGGTGGTGTCGAGACGATTGACTTCATTGAAGCAAAGAAACTTAACTACAATCTCGGCAACGCTGTGAAGTATATTACACGAGCAGACCTCAAGGGAAATCGAGTTGAGGACTTGAAGAAAGCCAAGTGGTACATCGAGCGTGAGATTCTTTCCTCACACATCTAAACTTTTATTTAGCGGTTCAGGCTATCCTGAATCGCTATTTTTTTCTCTATGCTAGGTGCTTGATTATGTATTGCTGTAGAAGTAAGACCCCTGTTATGCAGACTGAAATAACAAAGGAAGGCGTTAAGCGTCGGCGTAAGTGTAGCGTGTGTAACAAGTTAATTTATACATTGGAAAAAGAAATCCCGCCGCCGGAAAAGAAGCCAGTTCCCTTACCTGACGAGCGTGGGCTATACAAAAAACCAGACGTGGCTGTGTTGAAAATGCGTAAGGTCGAGAACAGACGTAAGAACGAAGATCGTGTACCTAGTTACTTTATTGAGGATGACTATGAATAGATGCGAAGAGACTTTTCAAGATTGGTATTCTGATGCGTATTCAAAATTACCTGAAGGCGAGGATTTTCCAGTAGATGACGAGTTTATGTATGAGATATGGCAACGGTGTTGGAGAAGAGCATATTCTATCGGACTCTCGCATGGACAAGATCAGATAGTAACCCGCTTCCGTATGATGGAAGAAAGAAAAGTTACACCAATGCCAAATGATGTGATGTTGCAATTATTTAAAAGATGCCAAACAGGGCGAGAGTTTGGTAAGGAAGTAGAAAAATGGCATGGAATTAGGGAGGAAAAATGAGAGCGTTCACAGTTAATTGGAATCCATACAAGGATGAAACAAAAATTAATCTATCACCAGAATTTAAAGAGAGCGATTGGATTACTAGAGCAGATGTACTACAAGATGCGATACATGACTTACAAGACTTGTACGACAAAACTTTAGGGGAGAACGCATAATGTCTATAGTCAACCCATATCAAAACGTATTCACCGCATCAGGCACAGGCGGTGGCGGGACAATTGGGATAAATACGTATTACGACGCAAACATACCCAACCCCACAACGCACAGGATGTTTTCAATGCCTATCGTTGAGAGTAATCATTATAGACCCGACGACGTAACTGTTGATATGCTAATCAAGCTACAGGTATATACAAGTTCAATCTTGGCGGGCGATATAAAAACTATCAATGAAGAGTATCTCCACGCAATGCAGACGGTTGTTTACGTTTTAAAACGTGCTAAGACCAGAGTGACTGACGAAACAATAGAAAACCTATGGTCTAAAGCTACGACTATGGAAGGTAACGTAGTAGAGAATTACACGAGAGAATTATTGTATGTAATGGGGATAGAGCGATGAGCGAACCTATAGTATGGATAAATAAACAAGAAATAAAATACTTGTTAGCCACAAAACAAAATGGCGGCACTGATTGGAAAACAAATCTTGGTCTTGTACCAGAAGAAGGTGATGTGCCACTTTACTTAAAGAAAGAATGGGTAGGTCTGACGGACGATGAAATATCAGAATTAATTAGAGCTTCACATAACACAGGAAGTTTTGTTCGTGTCATAGAAGCAAAGCTAAAGGAGAAGAACACATGATATGGTTTCCTGATCCAATGGTAGGCGCTTTTTTAATGCGCAGAATATTTTTAGTTGTTGCGTTTGCTAGTGCTATCAAAAAAAAGCTAAAGGAGAAGAATAATGGATGAGCCTATAGCATGGTTTGATAAAGAAATGAACGGGCTAAAATGGAAAGACGGTTTACTTAACTGTGATTTTTACGATAACCAACCTTTTTACACAGCGCCACCAAAGAAAGAATGGGTAGGGCTGACGGACGAGGAAATAGAAGATTTGTGGGGAGCGCCCGTAAGATTGATGTATTCAGGTCATTACAACGCAATTCTTGCTATTGAAGCAAAACTGAAAGAGAAAAATGCCTAAACCACAGAAGCATGACCCACATTGGCAAGCAGTGATCGACGGCTACCGTACTGGTGTAATGCGTGTCATCAATAACATTAACAAGGGAGAGGTAGAAGAGACCGAGCTTGAGAAGCTAAATAACTTTGCACAGTTTGCTCTTGCGTTGATGGAGATAAGTGGGCGTGAGAAGTGGGAGCGAGCAAAGCTAAACGCTGAGATGTTTATGTACCTGAGGGGGAACAAGAACACATGACAACCTATAGAATTGTTGAAGTGAAACGCGACCACATAAAATACTACATCATACAAAGAAAGACTTGGCTTGGTTGGTATACAGTAAAACGGTACAGCGCAGATTCTAGTTATAGATATGACCTTACTTTTGATACATACGAATTAGCTTTAGCTACCGTAGAAGGGCTTAGACCGTATACGTACAAAGTAGTAGGTGAAGAAATAAAAATATAAGGGAAAGAACACATGAAAGGTGAAAAATGGTTTTGGATTGGCATAGGTATGATAGTCATAGGTGGTTACTGGGCTATCTTAGACGAGATGGCTAATCAATATAGTCGTGGGTATGCAGACGGTGCGGATTCACTTAGCGACAAGCACGTCAATGAAGTATGTATGCAATGGTTGTTTCAATCGAACTTAAAAGAAGCAAAGAAAAAGGTGTGCGGTAAATGAGTTTAATTACATTGGATTATGAGACGTACTACGCACAGGACTTTGGCTTTCGTACTATGACGACCGAAGAGTACATTCGTGACAAGCGCTTTCAAGAGATTGGCGTTGGCATTAAAGTCGATGATGAACCGGCACGCTGGGTTACAGGTACGCATGAGGAAATAAAGAAACAGTTGACGGAGTTAACTGATTGGTCGGATGCAGCGTTGCTATGTCATAACACTCTCTTTGATGGTGCGATATTAGCGTGGCGGTTCGGTATCAAGCCCGCCTTCTTACTGGACACTCTGAGCATGGCTCGTGCGCTCCACGGCGTTGATGCGGGTGGAAGTCTCGCAGCGTTGTCTGAAAGATATGGCATAGGTAAGAAAGGTACAGAAGTTGAAGATGCTAAAGGCAAGAGGCTAGAGGACTTCACAGCGGCTGAGCTTAAACAGTATGGTGAGTATTGTAAGAATGACGTTGAGTTGACATACAAGCTATTTCATTTGATGGCTCCGAACTTTCCTGCCGATGAGATAAAACTTATTGATATGACGCTAAGGATGTTCATATTCCCGGCGTTCAAGGTAGATGACGCGTTGCTAGTTGAACGATTAGAAGAACTCAAACAAGAGAAGCATGATCTCCTATCAACATTAAAAGAAAGACTTAAATGCGATGATGAAGAAGCTGTTAGAAAGAAGTTGGCGAGTAATAAACAGTTTGCAGGACTTCTTACGGAGCATGGGATTACTCCCCCAACAAAAGTCAGCCCTACTACTGGAAAAGAGACATTTGCTTTGGCAAAAAACGATGAAGGGTTTATCGCACTCTCGGAACATGAAGATACATTTATACAACAGTTGTGCGCTGTCAGACTCGGAACTAAATCTACTTTGGAAGAATCTAGAATCAGTAGATTCATTGACATCGGAAAGCGCAACAAAGGTTTACTACCCATCCCGCTTAAATATTATGGTGCACATACTGGACGATGGAGTGGTAGTGACAAGGTTAACTTCCAGAACTTACCTAGCCGAGATAAGAAAAAGAAAGCCCTCAAAAACGCAGTCTTACCACCTGAAGGCTTTGTGGTCATTAACTGCGATTCGTCCCAAATTGAGGCACGGGTGTTGGCTTGGTTGGCAGGACAACATGATGTTGTTCAACAATTCGCAGCAAATCAGGATGTATATTCGATCTTTGCTTCCAAAGTCTACAACCGTACTATAACGAAAGCCGACCCAGTTGAACGATTCGTTGGTAAGACTTGCGTGTTGGGATTGGGTTATGGCACTGGCTGGAGAAAGTTACAGCACACACTAAAGACACAACCCCCCGGGGCTGTCATAGATGACGAAGAATGTCAGGCTATAGTAAATCTTTATCGAGAAGTTAATAGCGATATTATTAATCTATGGAAAGAATCTGACAAAGCGTTGGAAGAGATATGCAATTGGGATGAGAAGAGCGACCCATACTATCTAGGTGAACATGAAGTATTACAGGTGACAGGCGAAGGTATATACCTGCCGAACGGTTTGTTGATTCGCTACCCAAAGCTACGGTTCGATACAGAAGGTGAGAAGTCCCAATATAAATACAAGTCACGCAAAGGCGAGATAAGTATTTGGGGCGGCGCAGTAGTTGAGAATGTAGTCCAAGCGTTAGCTAGAATTGTTGTAGGCGAACAGATGTTGGCAATCAATGAACGCTATAGAGTTGTCCTGACAGTACATGACGCAGCGGTGATCGTTGTACCAGAAGCGGTCAAAGACGAAGCGATGAGTTTCATTATTGAGAAGATGTCTACGCCACCATCGTGGGCGATTACTTTACCGGTTGCATGTGAGGCAAAATACGGGCATAGTTATGGAGAGTGTTAACAAATAGAGGAAACTATGCAACCAATCAAGTGGTCGTTCTCAAGTCTAAAACAGTATATAAATTGTCCTAATCAATATTACGAAGTGAAGGTGTTAAAAAAGTATGAAACCAAACCGACCCATCAGATGTTATACGGGCTTGATGTCCATAGCGCGTTGGAAGAATACGCAAAGAGTGGTAAAGACTTACCCCACAATTACAAGAGGTTCGCTGCTATGGTGGACCCACTGTTGGAAATCGACGGTGAGAGGTATCCGGAACATAGGATGGCGCTTACAGAAGATGGTAAAGCGTGTTCTTTTGGGGCGAAAGAATATTGGGTGAGAGGTATTGTTGACCTGATGATTATCTCAGGCGACACAGCGTTCATCGTTGATTACAAGACAGGCAGTGATAAGTACCCAGATGTGAAGCAGTTGAGGCTAATGGCGCTTATGACGTTCGCGCACTTTCCACAGGTGAACAACGTCAAGGCTGGGCTTATGTTTATATTGCATAATAATTTCATACCTGAAGAGTATACGAGAGACCAGCAAGATAAGTTGTGGGATAGTTTTAAGGGTGACATTGAGCGCTTGAAGATGTCTTACGAGACAGATATGTGGCAGAAGAATCCTACGCCACTGTGCGGTTGGTGTCCGGTTAATACTTGTGAACATTACAGAGACAGATGATAAGAGTTTATAAAGCACCTAAAAAGCGCTCGGTTGGTTGGAACGACTATAGAGGTGGCTACAGTACAAAACCTACGTTTGAATTACTCTATAAAAGATTAATAGAAGATACAGATACAGGAGAACTAAGTGAATTCACAAACGACTACTTACACGGAGCATCTGACAGATACCCTAGTTTACAAAGCCACGAAGCGTTATGACACTTCACATTTTGTTAGAGCAATTGAAACAGAGTTTGGTAGATACATAGCAACTAATGATTTTATGCACGGAGCAGAAGATGGCGATATCGCGCAAGGAACTATTAAAAGAACTACTGCCCGGACTTAACGAATTGTTCGGTCTAGAGTATAGAAAATATGGGGACGAGCGCAGGTATGATAGAAACAAACAAATCCACGGAGCAGCAGAACTTGAGCAAAGAGTCATTGAACGAGGCTATCAAACACCTCCAGAAAACCATACGCAAGGGAGCAATATCTAATGAGTACTTACACACCGGAAGAGTACACGATGACCCTGACTGCGAGTACAAACAGCTACGACGATTTGTCAGCTCGTTATACGAAACACCTAGCAGAGGCGTTGCAAGCAAGTAAACATAAGTTATCAAGTCAATTGTTTAAGCGTGCGCTACGCAGATCAAAAGCACATAACTCATACACACATGGAGCATTAAATGCCATACACAAAGACGCCAAGACCGTATAAGCACGAATACGAGATGGAAAAGAAGCGCGGCGAACATCCTGATAGGATGGAACGCCAACGTGCAAGACGTAAGTTAGATGCAGAAGGCGTTAACCGTAAAGGTAAAGATGTAGCCCACGTCAAAGCGCTTTCAAAAGGTGGTAGCAATGCCGACGGTATTAGATTAGAATCGCCGTCCAAGAATCGTTCGTTCAAGCGCACTTCATCAGGCGCTATGGTATCGGAGACGAGTAAGAAAGAACGCAAGAAGTAAGATCACTGCCATAAGGTGTGAGTGGGCGTAGGTTCTAGGTAATCCTACATAAACCGCATCAGCTACTTAACATCAGCCTTTCTAGATTTACCTCCGGTGTGGATGTAGCCGACTAACCCCCGCAAGGGGTCCCGTTTAAGTTTACAGTGAGGTCAAATTGAGTGACATTAAGTTTACAGTGGTGGACAACACCGCCTTAAGTTTTAGAGTACCAAACACAAGCGCCGACTTTGCGCTGAAGTACGTAGAGAAGTGTGAAATCTTAGATAGAGATGATGACACCACACAGCTTCTTATGTACTGGGGATTAGAAGAGACTACCTTCATGGCTGAGACTTTCGGCTATAACAATATCCCATCACCCATACTGAAAGACTACAACTGGCCGGGGCTTTATAAGCCGTTCGACCACCAGAAAACTACTGCATCATTCTTAGCAAGCCGACGTCGCGCGTTCTGTTTCAACGAAGCGGGTACAGGTAAGACTTCCTCAGTCATCTGGGCAGCTGACTATTTAATGTCGTTGGGATTGGTTAAACGCGTGCTTGTGGTATGCCCTCTCACAATTATGTATTCAGCGTGGCAAGCCGATGTGTTTAAGACTGCGATGCACCGCTCTGTTGGTGTGGCATACGGACCCGCTGCGAAGCGTAAGAAAATATTAAACGGTGAGTACGATTTCATAGTCACTAACTATGACGGTATCGGTATCTTGTTTGAGGATTTAAAGCAGGATGACTTTGATCTAATAGTTGTTGACGAGGCAAATGCTTACAAGTCTGTCAGCACCGTGCGTTGGAAGTTGATGGCGAAGTTAATTAAGTCCGACACTAGACTATGGATGTTGACAGGTACACCTGCGTCACAGTCACCGATGGATGCGTTCGGTATTGCTAGATTAGTTTCTCCAACCAGAGTTCCTAAGTACGTTACATCATGGCGAGATAAAGTCATGAACCAAGTCACACGTTTTAAGTGGCTACCCAAACCATCAGCTAGAGATACTGTATTTGATGCGCTGCAACCTGCTATAAGATTTACGAAAGCAGAATGTCTAGACCTGCCAGAAGTTTTATATCAGACCAGAGAGATACCTCTCACACCACAAGCAGCTAGATACTATAAGAAACTAAAAGACGAGATGATGATCGAAGCCGCTGGCGAACAGGTAAGTGCAGTAAATGCAGCGGCACAGTTATCTAAGCTCTTGCAAGTATCTGGGGGCGCGGTCTATTCAGATACAAAAGAAGTAGTTGAGTTCGACATAGCGCCGCGCCTTGCAGCGTTAAGGGAAGTGCTTGATGAGACAGAGAATAAAGTAATTGTATTTATACCGTTCAGACACACAATAGATTTAGTTGCTAACTTCTTAGATAAAGAAGGTGTGTCACGAGAGATTATAAATGGCGATGTGTCAGCAGGTGAACGCTCACGTATCGTTAACAGATTTCAAACTACAGCAGAGCCACGAGTCTTAGTCATACAACCTCAATCAGCATCACATGGGGTCACGTTGACAGCAGCAGACACGATAGTATTTTGGTCACCTGTTATGAGTGTTGAAACATATCTGCAATGCGTTGCACGTATTGATCGCATGGGGCAGAAGAACCGTATGACAGTAGTTCACATACAAGGTTCTGATGTAGAGAAGAAGATGTACAAGATGTTGCAAGGCAAAATAGATTCACACGAGAAACTTGTCGATTTATATAAATCAGAAGTACTAGGAGAAAGCTATGAATAACATGGAAGAATTAGTTAAAACCTACTTGACTATTCGAAACGAGCGTGAAAAGATAGAGTCTGAGTATAAGGCACAAGATGACGCATTGAAAGCAGAGATGGCAGTCATTGAACAGTCGTTACTCGCAGGTTGTAATGAAATAAATGCAGACAGTATTCGTACCCCGAACGGTACTGTTATTAAATCATTGAAAGAAAGGTTCACTTGTTCAGACCGCGACAACTTCAACAAGTTCGTACTAGAGACGGGCGCTGTTGAATTATTTGAAGCACGTCTACATCAAGGTAACTTTAAACAATTCATGGCTGAGCGTCATGCAGATGGTTTGCCGCCCGGTGTGAATGTGATGCGTGAATTCACGGTCACAGTACGTAAACCCACAGTAAAAGTTAGTGTTTAATTTAGTCAAAGGAAAATATCATGAGCAATGAATTAGCTACCCTAATCGCAAACAACCCAGCCCTTATTCAAACAGGCCTTGATGAAGATACTCTTGCCGTTGCAGGTGGCGGCGGTGCGAATCAAACTAAGCGTTTATCAATCAAGGGCGGCGTGTTTCGTAAGATGTCTGGCGGTAAAGAAGTCGGCTCTATCGAAGATCGTCACATGAACATCATCTTTGTAAAGATGGCACACTCAGCGTCGAGACAATGCTATGAAGGTACGTACGAAGAAGGCAAAGCTGTATCCCCAGTCTGTTGGTCCAACGATTCAGTTAAGCCGGATGAGGCTGTCGAACATCCGTGCGCGCCTACTTGCGACACTTGCCCTAATTCCGCCAAAGGATCAAATGACTCTGGCGTTGGTGCGAAATGCAAGTTGTCATGGCGCACAGCTGTCGTACTCCCACAGGACCCAAGTGGTGACATATTGGAATTTGTTATCCCCGCAGCGTCGACTTTTGGCAAAGAAGAAAATGGAAGATGGCCTTTCAAATCTTACGTCGGTATGCTGGCAAGCAACAACATTGCGGCAGGACGTGTGGTTACAAAAGTTGCTTTTGACACGAAAGTACAGTTCCCTAAAGTTTTATTCTCTCCCGCTGGTGCAGTCGACACAGGCGACTATGATGTAATAACTCGTCAAAGCAAATCACCTGCTGCTGAAGCTGCTGTTAAGTTAACTGTATATAAGAAGAAGGAAGAGGCAACTGATGTAGCTTCTCCTGAACCAACTGTACGTGAGTCAACTAAACGCGCTCCGGCACAAGCAACTGACGCCACTGATGTAATTAAGAAGTGGGCTAAGAAATAAGGAGAACTATGTCGCGCCCCTATAGTAATAAGTTTCTTAGTGGATTAGAGACTGCTGATGATACCTACCGCATTGGTTACAAGATGGCAAAGCTTTGTGTAGAAGCAAACCTACCTGCCAAGTATGTAGCTGTTGCGATGGGTGTCTCACGGGCGACTATTCACAATTGGTTTCGCGGCGCGGTCTTGCGTGGTAAGAATGAAGATATAGCTCTAGCCTTTATCAAACTTGTGCAAAAGGACTTAGAAGATAATGTTCTACCTGCCAAGTCTGTGAAGGGTGCAAAGGCTTATATTGAGGACATGATTGGAAAGCCTATTAGCGCATAGGGGAAACCCTACTTTATTAACAAGGCAGGAGCAATCCTGCCTTTCTTGTCTCTGCGGATATGATAAAACAATTTTACGAGAAAGCATTACCTTCGCAGGGTGTCTATTGTGTTGCAAAGATAACGCCCGCTAAACGGACGGTACAGGAATTTGCGGAGAGCATAGATGACCTTGAAATTATTGCAGCTAAGTTTGGAATGGAAGAAAACAATGTCTACGTGGCGTTATCTTCCTTCGACGGTTATAGCCGAAAGGCTGAAGACTCGCAATTCTTACGCTCATTCTTCATTGACTTGGATGTCGGAGATTCAAAGGTTGCGATTGATAGAGGATATGCAACAAAAGCTGACGCCCACATCGCACTACAGACATTCTTGGCTAGATGCGAACTACCAGACCCCGTCATTGTCGACTCAGGCACAGGTGTTCATGCATATTGGTTTTTTGATCGCGACATCCCGACAGCAGAATGGAAACCATACGCAGAAAAGTTTAAAGCGTTCTGCCTTGAGAATGAATTACACATTGATCCGGTTGTCACGGCAGATGTGGCGCGTATCATGCGCTGCCCTGAGACATATAACTACAAGACTACGCCGCCTAGTAAGTGCGAAGTAATCTCTAACGAGTTACCTGTCTATTCATTCGATGAGTTTAAAGAGTTCTTAGGGATAATAGAAGAGCCTAAGGATATATTTCAGCACATACCGAAAGGCTTAGACGACGACACTAAAGCCCTGATGAAGTTAGATAATCAGGAAACACTATTTGAGAAGATAGCTATACGTAGCTTAGAAGGAGACGGATGTGAGCAAATCAAATTCGCAATCGAAAACGCTGCATCTCTTACAGAACCAATATGGACAGCAGCTCTATCAATTGCTCAACACTGCTCAGATAGAGATGAGTCAATTCATAGACTATCGGAAGATCATCCGGGATACTCTCACGCAGCGACGGAACGAAAAGCTACACTTAGGCAGGGAAAGCCCTACTCTTGCATCACATTTGATAATGAAAATCCCGGAATCTGCGACACCTGCAAATACAAAGGAAAGTTCACAAACCCCCTCGCACTCGGCAGGGTCATTAAGATCGCCAAAGCGGAGTCAGTACGGGAGACGGAGAGTGCCACTTTCGAAACGCAGAGAACGGTAATACCTGATCATCCACAAGCGTTGTACCCATACTTCAGAGGGGAGACGGGCGGCATCTATTATCAACCACCACCGAAGATAGACAAGAAAGGTAACAAGCAAGAACAAGAAGCGAAACTAATTTATCCACATGAGTTGTTCCCTATCCGTCGTATGTACAGCAAGATGGATGGTGAGATTTTAATGATGCGCCTTATATTGCCTAAGGATACGCCCCGCGATTTTATGATTACTACTCGCAGCTTAAATGCTACAGACGAGTTTAAGAAGGTAATTGGATTCATGGGTATTACAGGCAATGCAGACAAGCTGCAACATTTAACAGGATACATAATGAAGTGGGGACATTATTTACAGACTCAGGCAGAAGCAGAGTTAGTACAGACACAGATGGGATGGACCGAGCCAGTTGGCGATGAGAGGCTGGGCCGTGCGTATGTCATCGGTAATAGTTTAATTAAGCCAGACGGAAGTCTAGTCGCTACCCCGGCCTCACCAATGGTACGTAGTGTTGCAAAACATTTTGAGCCGAAAGGAAGTTACGAGACTTGGCAGGAAGCTATACAACAACTTAATAGACCGACGATGGAGATGCACGCGTTTGGTACGCTGATAGGTTTAGGTTCACCACTTATGCCGCTGACATCTACACCGGGCGCTGTCGTTAGTTATACTGGTAAATCAGGCAACGGTAAGACTGGTGCGTTGTATGCCAACCTTAGTGTGTGGTGTAATCCTGTTGGTATATCTGTGTTTGATGCTACGAGTAACGGCTTGAACCAACGCTACGTCACATTAAAGAACGCAGGGTTTGGTGTTGATGAGGCACATGAACGTAAGATAGAAGAGCTAAGCAAGATGGTTCACGCTATCTCTCAGGGTAAAGCCAAGATCAGACTGCAAGGGTCAGTCAACGCAGAGAGGGAACACGAACTCTTAGCGTCGGCAATTGCAATGATGACGTGTAACATGCCGCTACTAGATATGATCATGTCTAAGAACTCTATGGCTACAGGTCAGATGGCACGTATGATTGAGTTCCTTGTAATGAAGCCACAGCTGTTAATAGACGAGCCAGACTTCGGACCCAAAGTGTTTGACATACTGAAGTACAACTATGGTCATGCGTCACGTAAAGTTATACCAGCTTACTTTGCACATGGTGAGGTGGCATTGAAGCAGATGGTTGACGAGTGGATTACTAGATTTAAAAGAGACTTCGGTAACGACGCTATCTACCGTTTCTATGAGAACATTATCGGTTCAACTATGGCAGGTGGCATGGTAGGCAATGAGTTCGGTATCATCAACTACGACCTAGAGCGCATCTATGAAAAAGTATGCGGCGAGATGATTAACATCCGTGACAAGGTAATAACGCTAGGTGAGACAGACTACTCATCATTGATTGGTGACTACATCAATAAATACTACACCGGATTCTTAGGCATTAACGACGGTAAGGTTACGATGGAGCCGCGCACTAGTCTGGTTGGGCGTATTGATCTAGCTACAGGTTTAATCTATGTATCTACAACAGAGTTCAAGAAGTACTTAGTTGAGAAGAACGTTAGCTCACGAGAGTTTGAACAGAATATGAAAGAGAAAAAGATACTCCTCGAGATTAAGAAGTCGCGTCTCGATTCTGGTTGGAAACAAGCATTGAGTATACTAGACAAAAACATGAATGTGAACACCTATGTCTTTGCATCAGCAATCCCAGATACCTTCTTCCCTGACGACGGAGGAGCCTGAGTGGATATTTCCGTTTGATTATATGGCTGTGGGGGAGAGTTTCTTTATCCCCACGCTACGCCCTGCCCAAATGACCTATGCGGTAGATACTGCCGCTAAGAAATCGAAGGTGAGAGTTAAGATATTCACCTGCGAGAAAGAAGGTCACTTGGGTATCAGGGTGTGGAAGGTACGCTAAGGTTTAATCCCGTACGCCTTGTACATTTCTACTAGGCGGTACTTTTCTATGTTTGCCATCTTAACGTATATATCTACAATAGCTTTACGTTCTTTAGGCGATATACCTTCCATAGCACGGTACTTATTAGCTTCTGCACGTAAGTCTTTTAGCGTACCGTTAACGTCGTGGTTGTACATATCCACTAACATTTTATCCATAGGGTTCTTAGCTAGATAAGAGTAATACTTGTCTGGCTTGTCCTTCAACATGTTTATACGCTGAGCGCGTTCTTGTAAATCTTCCTCTACCTTCTGCCATGTACGAGCATCAAAGTTAGATGGTGTGCCGAAGAAGCTGTCCAAGAATATAGTATCTGTTTTCCAGTTAAAGTTTTTATCGCCAGTAGCAAGTAGAGTCAGGTTAACAGGCGCCTGTAAAAGAATACGTGACGCACCGTCTGCATAGTTATTGGCAAAGAAGTACAGAGAGTTCGGACTAACGTCGTTACCTGTCAAATCAAACCACGTACGCGCTGCCGACTTGTACACCTCTGGTATGTTATCTCCACCTGTGTAAGCGTCGCCAAACCGTGACTGACGGTTGTTATATATCTGACGACCTAAGGCATCAACGTTTAATGAATACTCTACTATTGGACGCACGATAGATGGCGTCATGGAATCAATAAAGAATTCTCTTGGTTTATCAAACGGATTGATACGTGACACAGGCAATGGCAGGAACGAGTCCATGCCGATAGTAATTAAGTTACCTAGCGTATCTTTAAGTTTTACGTTGTTGTCACCCAACGCGGCTATCTGAGCGCCCGCTGCCGCTAGACCACCAAGACCAAAAGACCACGGTATCTGAACCGGCGTATCAAATCCGGGGAAGAAGAATCGAGCAAACTTAGTCCAACGCGACATGTCATCAGTAGAGACTTTATTACGACCTAGATCATCGTCGTCTGCCATCATCTTAGACATCAAGTAAACAGCAAAGCCCATACCGATCAAAGCGGTAGTCATTACCTTAGCGTTCTTCTGGCGTTCGGCAAAGTTACTTTCAAACGTGCTTACGTACTTCTCGTTTTCTTTTAACTCAGCTTCTAAGTCTTTGCGTGTTTTCTCAGGCAGGGTAGTGTCTTTTAATTTCTCACGTATATTAGCCGCACGAGCAAACTCAGGCAAACGCATACGAGCCTGTGGTAAAGATTGGAACGCAGGAGCAATTGCCTCCATCGCACGAACAGCACCCGTTGCAGATGGACGGAAGAACATAAAGAATCCACCAAGCGTCTTACCCCACTCACCGACTTGTTCAAAGTTAGCTAGGTTCTTAGCATACGCGGCAGCTTGGATGGACGCAGCCTTCTCAATATCTTTGCGCTCTTGATCAGTCTTAGGAGACTTCTCTTTAGTTAAGCGTGCGATCTCATTTGATTTAGCGATGCGATACGCAGACACACGGGCCGACAATTCAAACGTATCAATCCATGCGTCAAACACACCGTCAATCTGTTCTTTAGTCTGCGCAATCTTGCCGCCGCCCATACCTTTATATAGCTCTTCGTACTGACCACGAGCCGCCAGACCAGCAACGTAAGACACACGACCACCTGTCTTTACGTAATCTAATAAGTCTCTGTAATAAGAGTCAGTCTTTGCAAGGGCTTCAATCTCTGCGGTCTTACCTTTAGAGTACAGGCGACTGAACTTGTTAGTCTTAAACATCTTGCCCTGTGCCACGTCAGCAGCAATAGCGCCAAGATAATTAAATGTAGCTGATGGGCCAAGCTCTGCGCCAAGCGTGTAGGCATTAGTTAATACATCACGTATAAAGTTAATAGGTGCGAACGCTAAGTTGTATCGTGTATGAGTTTGCCCTACGAAGCTCGTAGCTTTGTTTAGCATACTGATATAAGGATTGGTTTCCCTATACGAACGGCGTATGGCTTCTAGTTGGCGAGGGTCACGTATTTGAATGATAGCGACCTTACCGTCAGGCATGTAATGGAATATCTTGGTCTCGCCTTTTAATTCAGCCAACACCTTACCATCTGCACGATCTTTAAAATCAATAACCTTTACAACATCTGCGTTCAGTACACCTGAACCGTTGGGGTTTAAGTCGCTCTTTTTCGCAGCGTTATAGATTGATTCAGTCACATACTTACGACCAACACGCATCGCTGCCTGAGCGCCATCTGCCATAACTTGCAATAATGGGTTATCAGGTTGCGTTATACGACCTTCAAAGGTATAGATTACATCCTGTAACTCGCCGCCTAATCTACGACTATCGAAGTTCAAGAAGTCAGAGTCACTATCTTTTTCAGCCTTACCTTTAAACGGTATATAGTTTTCCCAGCCGTAGAAGTTAATCCAATTCTCAGCGTACTGTGATAGATAGTTAGATTCTTTATTAAGCTCAAGAGTTACTTTGTTTAACTGCTTTATCTTATCTAGTATAGGGTCAGCTTCACTCTTATGCTTAGCGTAATCTTTCTTTACGTCGTCAAGTTCTTCTTTAGTGTATTCACCGGCAACGCTATACTTAGTGCTATCTCTCTTTAATAAGTCTGCCTTCTTAGGATCACGACTTAAGTTAGCAGGGTCGTTAACTATCTTTGTAAGCTCGCTCCATAAATCTTCAGCCTCTTTCTTACTTAACTTCTTAGAATTAAGCTCTTCAAATATTTCTTGACGGCGTGCTGCTGGCGATACTTTTACACCAGAAGGAGTAGTTACTATAGGTGCGCCAGCTTCAAGCGGCACATTCATCGTGTACAAAGTATTGCTACGCTCTTCAACGTGCTGTGCGATTGCGTATAAACCTAATTCTTTTAAAGCTTCATCTACGGTTATATCATTCTTATTGGCGTAAGCAACCACGCCCGCACGGACGTCCTCAGTCAGATTCTGTATGCGTTGCGTATACACATAGTGCGCATTACCAGACGAGAGAGTGATCTGATCATAGATATTATTAAAGCCAACGCCGTAGGATATTAGTCTGCCAGTATCAATTAACTTCTGCTGCCAACGCTTAATAGCCGCACGGTCGTTTTGGAATTTAGTAACTATTCTTTCTACGCCTTCGGTACTCCACAGCTTTTTAACCTTTGCCTTAACATTAGGTGCGCCGGTCTTAATCTCATCCTTCATTTGCTCAACGGTGCGCTTTCCGGCAGGAGGAGTGGCTTTTGCAGGCAGGGCTTCAAGATCAACACCACCTTCAGGTGCAGCGAGGATGCGACCAAACGCTTCAGACATCTCAATAACTAAATTGCCCTGATAGCCCGGCTGTTTAAATGCTTCACTAATACTTTCTGGCGTAGCTCTTTCTTTACCGGGGCGCTGTACTATCCGTCCTTGAGGGCCTTTACTTCTATTGTCATACCCTAACGTTTGTTGGGATTCTTCATTAACAGTCTTTATAAAGGTTTCGCTAATATCACTGGCAGGTACGAACGTAGGGGCACTTCTAACTAACCCATACAGTTTCATGAGCGACTGAGTAAACTGCCCCCACAACGAGCCAAAGCGTCCTGTAAGACTACGTAAGAAGCCTAAGTTTTTAGCTGTGTATTTTGCTAGGTTAGGACTTTGTATGTTCGCTAAGTCTTGCTGTAACCCAACATCAGTCATTGCATAACTTACAAACTCATACACATTTTCAAACGCATAAGGATGTTTGTTTTTAAGAGAGACATTCTTTTTAGCGGCTTCGTATATTTTTTCTATATGTTCAGAGGCTTCGCGTTGTTCCTTAGTTAAACTATTAGGATTAGTTTTAAAGGCGTGCATGATCTTGATTGTCGCTGCGTGGACGATCTCATGCAAAACAGTTTGTTCGTCTAAACCATCTTTAGTAAAGTAGAACGTATCGGTCTTAGGGTCATACGCCGCTAACTTGCCTTCTTTCTTTAGCTGCTGTATGTACTCATTGTTAGGGTCTATTACAACCTTTGAGTTATACGTAACGCTAGACAGTACGCTACTAAGCTTTTTAAACACTGTACTAGATATAAATTCGCGCTGCTTCTGGAAGAACAGTACTACGTCATCTTGCACACGACCAGCTTTATATGGCACGGTGTAAGCCATGCCCTTAGAATTTTTGGACAGGTAATTTAGTACGCCTTTAATATCGCCGTCTTTAAGCATCTGCTTAATATTAGTAGGTAGTTCTTTACCTACAGGCACTTCTTCTCTTTCTTCTTGCATACGCTGTTTGCGCTCTACTTGCGCTTTCTCTTCGCGTTGCTTTAATGGCGATACTGTACGGGCTTCTTTCTCAGCGTTATGTATCCAGACGTCAGCAAACCCCGTATCCATTTGTTCGGTAGTTACTTTACGTTCTTTCTGCGCAAGTCCCGGCTTTATAGCTTTTAAGAATAAATTACGAGCGTCGTTATCCAACTCGCCCCAACGCGGTAATTGAGCAGAATAAGCTTGACGATTTAATTCATATATAGACGCACCTTCTGGCACTGCGCCCGCTTCAATTTCGCCTTCTTCGGTTATCTGTTCATTAGACTTAAGATAGCTCTGCAACACCGCATAGGCTTTATCCTGCTCTTCAGCGGTATTATTTCTAACGTTAGATAAATATAAATCACGCTCATCATCATTAAGATCAGACCATTGACGCATTTTGCCGGGGCGGTTCTCGTTGTACGAGTCAACGATCGCCCTAACTTTCTTAAGTGCAGCAATAGCATTAGATACTTCTGGCGCAGCGCCTTTCGACGGCAACATACCTTTAGTCTTTAATACGCCTTCTATCTCTGGCATGAAAGCTTTCTTCATGTCGGGCGTTAAGTCTTTCCACGAAGGAAGGTCGTCGTGCTGCTCTAGTAAAAGCGTATAGCCTTCTTTTAATTGTTTAGGCGTTAATGCAGGACGCTGTACTTCTTCTGCTCCAACAACTGATTCAGTAGTCCCTCCAACAGGCTCCACTCCACTAGCGACAGATGCTTCAACTCTTGTGGGGGTTCCGACCAATTCTCGTGCAGTGCTATCAACGCTAGGCTGATCTGCTTGGATGTCAGATTCGGCAGGTGGTTTGACATTAGCTCCCTCCTGTTTGTCGTAATCAATCTTGAATTTGTTTTTTAACTTATTTTTAATGCTTGTAGCATAGCCTTTGGTCACAGGCTTACCATCTGCTTTTACACCAAGACGTAGCGTTTCACGGTATCTGAATACCTCTTCCTCTGGGGATTCGTTTGGCTTTTTAGCTGGCGGTACAGTAGCTAGTTCACCAGCAGGTTTAGTCGCCACTGCATCTAGTAAAGCGTCTTGGCTTGTATCTTCGGACCCCAGCTCTGTTATTTGCGTCGCTGGTGCGTTAATTTGCTGACCGGCAAACAAGTCTTTTGCAGGTGTGACGTTACCATTCTCATCTACCTGACCCACCTTAGTTATATCCGCGGCGGCTTCTTTAGCAACCTCGCCCGCTTCAATACCCGCTTGGCGCTCTTGCTCCATCTTCATGTTAGCTGCATCTGCTTCCATCAGACGCTTTTGCTCTTCATCCATTCGAGCCTGACCAACAGACTTTACAGCGCCACCAGCAGCAGGACCCACCGACATACCATAAGCGGCAGCGGCAGCATCAATATATTCTTTAACAGCCTCAGCATCAGCTAGGGACATCTTCGCCCCGAAACGTTCGGCAGCGCTTTGTATAACTTCGATAGGGGCTTCTTTAGTACCCGTTGTTAAGACGTTCTTACCAAAGTTAAGTAATAAGTTTTTACTGCCAACATCTAATTTATTAAACGCGCCAAGACCAATCTTGTCGCCAAAGAATTCAGCCACGCCATGCACAGCAGCGGAAGGAATAACGCGCTCAAGATCAATGTCGGTTGCTTCTCTGCCTAAGCGTTCAGCTTCTTCTACGGCACGGGATGTAGTCTCACCAGCACCATGAAAGCCAGCTTGAGTAGCTAATGCAGAAGTCTGTAGGATTGCAGTTTTTTTAGCTGCGGCTTCAGCTACTTGTTTAGCTATATCTTTAGTAACAAGTTTAGTTTGCTCTTCAAAATACTTCTCGGCGATTGCTTCGCCTTCTTCCTTAGCTATCTTTTCAGCAGCTTCTTTAACGCCCTTCTTCAGTAACTCTTTTTCTACAAGCCCAGTCATACCACCTGCTACAGTACCTATACCGGGGATTACTGAACCAGCAGCTGCACCTGCACCCATGACCGCCAAAGACTCAAGCAAGTTAGCTGCGCCAGAACCCATCTGATACGGGAGCCAATCAGTCAGTACAGTGCCGACACCTTTATCAAGCGCTTGGGTAAATGAGTCAGAAGTTTTAGTCTTACCACGTAACTCTTGCTTAGCGGCCTCCATAGTTGCAAGACCAGCTTTCATTAACTCTTCAGAGCCAGTCGCCTTACCCGCTAAAACTTTAGTTGCGCCATAGGTCTCTTTGAGTTGAGGTAAGTAGTTAGCGAATCCACGAGCAAAGTCACTAGAGTCCTCACTAGGTTCTTCATCTTTACGCCCAGCTAATAAATCTTTGCTGTCCGCAAATAAATCTCGTGGTTCACTACGGGGCGCTTCAGCAAATAAGTCACGAGCCATTATTTAATCCCTAGTTTTTTCTTTACTTCTTCCTCAGAGATACCATGTTTCTTAGCAGTAAAAGCAATGTCTTCCGGAGTAGGAGGAGGTGGTGCAGCTTTATCTTCAGCCGCCGCGCCGTCGCCTTCTAACCTAGCTTTTGGGTAAGAAGTTTTTAATTCGCGTTTTAGTGCTTCACGCTCAGCATTTAATCGAGTATAAGTTCTTTCAGCCATAGACTTAGCTTCACCTTCTAGCTTTGGCATGTCTAGCATACGCTTAGCTTCTTCTAAGGCTTTACCTTTTTCAGAACTATCCCACTTAACTAGTTCGCCACGCGCTCTAGTGGTGTCATTAAATGCGGACTTATCTTCTTTACCAGAACCAGCAGCACGAGCATAGGCTGCTTTTAACTCGGTACGATTCTTAGACGCTTGGGTAGCTGCTTTCTCTTGCGCACCGAATACATCTTCAGAACGTTTCTCAGTAAGCGTCGCAACTTTGTAGCTCAAGTCAGATAACGTAGTAAAGCTGTCGTGTTTAGCTTTAAGCGCAGCATTAGCATGTCCTGCTTTTTCTAAGTAGTCTGCTTTATCAAGTTCAAACATAGACTTATTCAATTCAGCCTTAGCTTTAGCTAAATCTTCTTCATCCGTAATAGTCTGTTCTAGATAACCTGAATAAGCTTTCATCGCGCTTGATAACATAGGACCGGGAGTAGAACCAAACATAGCCCATGCCTGTGCTTCACGCATACGCTTCTTGTCTTCAGCGCGACTGCCCAACTCTTCCATCTGTTTTGTAATAGGCGTTCTAGCTTTTTCAAAAAACTTAGGATCAGCACCGGCTGCTTCGTACATCGCTTTCTGTTCATCAAGAAAACTTTGTGAAGTTTTACCGGCTTCTTTAGCAGCAGCGTCTCTAAGCGT